CACGAATCAGAACGGATTGCCGTGCAGAAGTTAGAAGAGGCGGAGAACCGCGAGCCTGAAGTTGTTGAGAAGGAAGTTGTTAAAGAGGTTGTTCCGATTAGCTTTAAAGAAAAATTAGAATCTGCTGAAAGAAAATTAAATTTTATAAACAAGGAGAATGAAAGACTAAAGCAAGAGAATGACAGTTACCAAACAAAAAACACTGAACAATTTGACGAAGAGGAAGCGAAAGAAGAATTAAAAAAACTACACATTGAAGCAGACAGGAACACGGCGGAAATAAGGGTGGCTTTCAAACAGCTGAATGACAAAGTGTCTATTTCTAGGTATATGCACGAAGCCATTTCTGCTGGAAGTAATTACGAGAAAGAGAGAATGAGAGAAGAGATTTCAGTCACAAAAGATATTATTTCCGAAATTGAGGGGTCTTTAAAAAACAGAAGGGTGGTAAATTAAATGGCTATTAATCAATTGGAGGTCTTGAGGCATAACCTACAAACTCAAAACGAACAAGGAAAAGCCCTTGTTGAAATGATTGATCGAGTAGAAGGTATTGAAAGCAATGTTAATGAGAAGTATTCAGAAATAAAAGGAATGGTTACTGAGGTTAGGGATAGAGTAACAATTGACTATGAAGGTCAGCAGGTTCTCAAGTCAATTGTTTGGAAAAAATCCACTTCAATTGCCCAGAGTTATTATGAATATAATGACGATTACGGGGCAGAAATCAAGGAGTTAAAAGGATATGCCACTCGTCATCATTGGAAGCTTTTAAAAGATTACTTTAGGGTCACGCGCTATACATCTATAAGACATGTTGATTTTGATAAAGCAAAGGAGTTTTTGAAGGGGATCGTTGTTGACAAAAGTTTTTATGATGAATACGAGCGATGGAAATTAGAGCGCGCCAAAAAGAGAGAAAGAGAGATCAAGAGATTAAAAGAACAAGGAAAAGAAGGTGACGCATCATGACGCAACAACACATGCCTGAACACATAAAGAGGAAAATCCTAATGTTTTTTCTAAGGACATCGGTTCCTAGGGTTATACAGGAAAATCGAAAAAAGAAGAAGGTGGGGTGATCCATGAAAACAGGAACATCTTACATCATCACATTTATAGCAGCACTTGGATTTTTATGGACAGCTTTTTATATAACGATGTAGGGAGTGAGCGTTGAAGATGAATGATCATATCAAGAGGTATAAAAAATGGATTGAAGAAGGCTTTTCTCCACTTGAAGCATTCGGGATTGTCGCATCTGGAATAGCAGTTGGAGGAACATTTGAGGATTTAAAGTTGTTGGATCGTGAGTTTATGAAGGATTTAGGGAGGTGAGTGGATTGGATATACAACACCCAATGATTACACAAATAGAAAGGACGGGCTATCCATACAGTGAAAGACGAGAAACAGTTGGGTCAGATGGATTAGGAAATGAAGTATTTAGCGGAGATCCGATTGTCGAGTTCATGGGAGAGTTCTACCTTGCGGAAAAATTATCGAGTGACGCCATTGAAATTATGGATCAGCATGGGGCAACCCATAAAATAGCAAAGTAAAACGCCCATGGCAGTGGACGTTTTAAAAAATAACAATTATTTACTTTTACTATACCACATTAGGGAGAGTGGCGAAATGGCTAAACTATACGATTTAACATCAGATTTTATGCAAATACAAGAAATGATAGAAGAAGGTCATGAAGGGTTAGAAGATACGCTTGAATCTATTAATCTTGCAATTGAGGACAAACTGGAAAACATTGGAAAAGTAATTAAAAATATCGAAGGTGAAGTTGCTGCATTTAAATCAGAAGAAAAAAGACTCGCTGAACGCCGGAAAACACTAGAAAACGAAATCAAAAACCTTAAATTATATGCAGAACAGCAAATAAAAGCTACAGGAGAACGAAAGGTAAAAGCAGGAACATTTACTTTTGCTATTCAGAAAAACCCGGCATCTGTTCGTGTGGAAGATGAGAACATGATACCTAAAAATTACTTTGTTGAAGTTTCACCGAAATTAGATAAAACAACGATCAAGGATTTATTAAAAAACGGAGAGAAAATACCAGGTGTTGAACTGGTTCAAGGGGAGAGTTTGCGGATTAGATAAGGAGGCGAAAATTTGAAAATCACAAATGCGTCAAATATAACAGATGATCGAGCAACGTATTTGCTTTATGCGCCACCTGGAACAGGTAAGACATATACATTAAATTACCTAGAAGGAAAAACGCTATATGTAGCTATTGATAAAACACAATATCCGTTAAAAGGGAATGAAAATATCGACATATTAGACTTCGATACCCACAACGCATGGGACGAGTGGAACGAATTAATAAAATGGATTGCTAAGACAGATTTATCTCAGTATGACAATCTAGCGTTTGACAACGTTTCAGAACTGTTTCGCTCTATGCTTGGAAATTTGGGGAGGAAAGGAAAAAACAATCGCGTGCCGGAAATGCAACATTACCAACAAATAGATTTTTTCATTATTGACAGCTTGCGGTTTATTAATTCGCTTGGTAAAAGAATTGTTTATTTGGCATGGGAAATTACGGACGAGTTTCAAACAGAAGGCGGACAAATATTTAATCGATCATTCCCTGATTTAAGAAAAACAATTATGAATAACTTCATGGGTTTATGCCAGGTTGTTGGAAAATTGGCAGTTAATCAAAAAACTGAAAAAAGAGGATTTATTTTATCTCCGAGTAATAGTGTGTTTGCAAAAAACCAACTGGATCAAAGGAAATTTTGTTTACAGGAAGATGTGTTCAAAGTTGGTTTTGAGAGTGAATCAGGTGATACGGATTGACATTCACGCTTCACCCATACCAACAAAACCTAGTAAATAAAACAAGACAAGCATATTTAGACGGATATAAAGCACCTTGCGTAGTCGCTCCGTGTGGAGCTGGTAAATCTGTAATCATATCTGATATAGCAAGAATGACAACATTAAAAGGTAATCGAGTGCTTTTCCTTGTGCATAGAAAAGAATTAATTGAACAAATACAAGGCACGTTCCAAGAAAACAACGTTGATATGAATCTTGTCTACTTTGGAATGGTACAAACTGTAGCAAGACGACTCGATAAAATTAACAAGCCGCAACTGATCATTACAGACGAAAATCATCATGGAATGGCTAAAACATATAGGAAAATTTACGACTATTTCAGCGATGTTCCGAAATTAGGTTTTACAGCAACGCCAATTCGTCTAAACGGATCAGGGCTAGGTGATATTAACGATATCCTGATTGAAGAAGTAGATGCGAAATGGCTTATAGAAAACAGTTATTTATCACCGTACAAGTATTACGCACCTAAATTAATAGATACAGATAATTTGAAATTAAACAGCATGAGAGAGTTTTCTTCCACATCGATAGATGCGGTGATGAATGAAAACAAAATTTATGGTGATGTGATTAAGCATTATAAAGAACTAGCTGACGGTGAGCAAGCAATTGCCTATTGCCACAATGTAGAGGCCAGTAAGCAGGTTGCTTCTGAATTCAATCAACATGGCATAAAAGCGGTGCATATCGATGCGAAAACTCCGAAATCTGAACGGACTGAAATAATAAACAAGTTCAGGCGTAAGGAAATTCAAGTATTAACGAATGTTGATTTAATCGGAGAAGGCTTTGACGTACCGGATTGCTCGACAGTAATTATGCTTAGACCTACACAGTCGCTCTCACTCTACATTCAGCAGAGTATGAGAGGCATGCGATATAGACCTGGTAAAACGTCAATCATTATTGATCATGTAGATAACGTGAGAAGGCATGGTTTACCGGACATGGAAAGAGAATGGAGTTTGGAAGGAAAAAAGAAAGCCGATAACAGTCCGGCCGAGGTTCCAATCCGTGAATGCATAAATTGTTTTGCGGTATATCCCCCAACAGAAAAAGCATGTCCAATGTGTGGACATGTACCGGAAGTAAAGGAGGTTAAGGATTATGAGGTCGATGAAACGGCAGAGTTAGAAGAGTTAGGTGACGAAGAAAAAGAAGAAATTAAAATGATTTTTAAAACACCAGAAGAATGCAGCAGTTTTGCAGAATTAGCGGAGTTAGGAAAGTCTTTAGGTTACAAGCCAGGGTGGAGTTATTACCAGGCGAAGTTAAGGGGGTTCATTCGGTGATTGAAGGTCAAATTTGAGGAATAACTGTTTGCGAAGAATGGGATGAAGCATTTGAACCGTTTTATAAATGGTCAATGGAAAATGGATATAAACACGGATTAACAATTGACCGCATTGATGTAAATGGAAATTACGAACCTAGTAATTGCAAATGGGCAACTTATAAAGAACAAGCTGCTAATAAAAGAAAATAAAAACTAAAAAACTAAAAGGAGATTGATTAATAATGTCAGGATTCAAATTAGATTTCGAAAACACTTTTGATGGTTACCAAAAAATTGAGGACGGAGTTTATGAGGTTGTTATCGATCATGCATCAGAAGATGCTACAAAAAGCGGTGCAGAGTTCACGAATTTTCAAATGACGATCCGGAATGATTTAGATCAACCATTCAAAAACCAAAAAATTTGGGAGCGAGTATTTAAAGCGAAGGCAACCGGAAAATATAACATGATGATGTTCAATACAATCGGAAAGGCAGCAGGTTTGCAGTCCGGAAAAGTTTATAACAGTTTTGATGAATTACTCGAAGATTATGCAGGAAAACCGGTACAGGTTTATGTAGAAAACGAAACGTCTGAATACAACGGAAAGACTTATGAAAATTTAAATGTGAAACAATGGAATCCTACAAAGTTCCCTGATGTTCAGCATCAATGGAAGCAAAGTAATAACAGCGGTGGAAATACATCAAATGAGGGTGATCCATTCAGAAACAATGGACAACCTGTCGAAATTTCTGATGGCGAACTCCCATTTTAATCGAGAGGGGTAATTCCCTCTCTCCACTTTACAGCAGGAGGTGAGACAGATATACAGCAACATACCTGGAGAGTTGAAAGAATTAAAACAATGGTGTGGATTCAAGATCGTTTACCGAAACGGAAAAGACACAAAGATACCAATAAATGCTTATAACGGTGACTTCGGTAAATCAAACGATGAAGAAACGTGGTCTGATTTTGAAACAGCAGTGGAATCCATTAATAAGTTTGATTGTGACGGCATCGGTTTTTACTTCAAAGAGCCATACATAGGCATAGACATCGACGACATACGAACCGATATAGAGCGTTATTTATCCGAAGACCATGAAGACAATACCGTCTCAGAATTTGTAGACATACTTGAAAGTTATGCGGAAATATCTCCTAGTGGCAACGGTATCCACATCATATTAAAGGGCGACTTACCTTCTAACGGAAGCAGAAAAGGTAACAAGGAATTTTACAGCTCAGGACGTTTTTTCACAATGACCGGAAATATCATCGGAGGGTATCGTCATATATTCGATGATCGTGACTTTGGAAAAATCAATTACCTCCACAGTAAATATATCGCTAGTGATGAGCCGGCGAAAGAGATTAGTAATCTGTCAGACGGATTAGGAAACGACTTATCAATCAATGAAATTATAAAAGTAGCTGAAAAAAGCAAAAACGGCATTCGTTTTAAGTTGTTTATGGAAGGTGGCTGGAGTCAATTTTACGACTCCCAATCCGAAGCAGATATGGCATTTGCCAACGATCTGGCTTTTTGGACTAATAGAGACTACAAGAAAATGGACAATATATTCAGACAATCTTCTCTCTACCGCAATAAATGGGACGAGAAGAGAGGGGAGAACACATACGGACAAATAACCTTATATAAAGCAATCCAAGAATGTACAAATGTATTTAATCCGCAACAAAACGATGATGGTTATAGCTTGTATGTAAAAGAATTTGACACCAAAACAGTCGAAAAGAAATTCTACAGTTACGATGACACAGGAAACGCAGCACGGTTCACGGACGCATTTGGCGATATTGTTCGATACAGTTACGTGCGCAAGAATTGGTATTACTACAACGGCAAAACCTGGGTTCTTGATCAGGAAGGTAAAGTTAAATCTCTTGTTGATGAAGTTCTAGAAAAAATGAAACAAGAACCTGTTTACGTCACAGATGATCTTGATGAGGAAGAGGCGCAAAAAAACTTACGAAAACATATTAAGTATTCAAGAGGAAGTAACGGCAAAACAAACATGCTGAAAGAAAGCCAACACTTAGCGCCTATTCAACCAGAACAGTTTGATAAGGATAAACATCTGCTAAACGTACAAAACGGCTACATCGACCTAAAAACAGGCAAATTGAATGACCATGACAGGAGTAAATATTTCTCAAAAATAGCTACCGTCGAATACACGGACAAAATTGATTACCCACAGTGGCAGGATTTTCTAATTGATATATTCGACGGAAATACAGACTTAATAAATTATATGCAGCGAGCAGTAGGATATTCCTTATCTGGATCAACAGAAGAACAAGTTATGTTTATTCTTTACGGAAATGGACGTAATGGAAAATCTGTCTTTTTAGATATTATAACCGAAATGCTAGGAAGTTATACAACGAATATTCAGCCACAGACATTAATGGTCAAGCCAATGTCCGGCAGTGCGAATAGCGACATTGCTAGATTGCAAGGTGCGAGGTTGGTTACTACCACAGAGCCGAATGACGGTATGCGATTTGATGAAGGTTTAGTTAAACAGGTGACAGGTGGCGACACTGTGACGGCGAGGTTTTTATATGGTGACGAATTTGATTATGATCCGGAATTTAAATTATGGATGGCAACAAACCACAAACCGATTATCCGGGGGACGGACGATGGAATTTGGAGAAGAATGGTGATTGTTCCATTCACCGTTCAGATACCAGACCACAAGGTAGATAAGAACTTAAGATATAAATTACGCCGAGAGATGACGGCTATTCTGAATTGGGCAGTTGAAGGTTACCAGGAATGGAGAAGGACAGGTTTAAATGAACCGAAAATTATTAAAGATCAGAGACAAACATACCGAACAGAGATGGATTCAGTCGAACTGTTTATTGAAGAATGTTGTTATCGAAAAGATGGAGAGAGAGAGAAATCAGCCGATTTATATCGTGCTTATAAACAATGGGCAAAAGAAAACAATCAATACAACATGAATAGTACGAAGTTTGGAAAAGAAATGAGTAATAAATTTCAAAAGATAAGAAGCAATGGAAGTTGGTACGTGGGATTAAAATTAAAGAATGAATATTCAGGACATGGTTTTCAATTAGATTTAGGTTAAACGGACAGCACTTGGACAAGTTTAGGACAGGTTTACTTACAAACCTGTCCACCTTATAAAACCAGTCATATCAACACTTTTACTATTATATATTTTCTTTTTGGACAGGTTGGACAGGTAAAAAAATAAAAATGAATATAAAAATAAAATAAATAATATAGGGGGCATTTTCGTAAGGTTGGTGTCCAAGTAATAAAAAACGACCTTGAAGCCTTGATACTACAACGTTTAATGCGAGTATTTTACCTGTCCTTTTACCTGTCCAAATTAAAAAAACGGAGGATTTTAAATGAAAAAATCAACCACTGAAGATTGGGAAGAAATTGGACAATTAGCTAAATGGATTGATCAAGAGTTAAAAGAATTGACAGTAAAAGCATCTAAAGTCACTAACGCTTATGCATATGATTCTCTAAAACGTGCTACTAACCACTTAAATAAATTTAGAACAAGAGCAGAAGATCATATGTTTTCAAAAGGAATCAAAGACACAAACATCTTTTACGGTGGTGATGATGGTGCGCGAGAGTGATATCCAAAACGCAATCAGACTAGCATTAAATCCTTATGCAGTCATTTTTAGAACAAATGTTGGGAAAGTCAGAATGGCAGACGGTCGTTGGTTTGATACAGGATTACCTGCCGGACATACCGATCTTGCCGGATTTAGGAAATCAGACGGAAAAGCGATATATCTGGAAGTAAAAACGCCAAAAGGTAAGTTACGTGATGTACAAAGGCACTTTATAGATGCTATGCAGGATTATCCGGTTATATGTGGGGTTGTTCGATCACCAGAAGAAGCTGTGGAAGTGGTGACCGAATCATGATCCATATAGAAAACGCAACACGTAAGGAACTCTTACAAATCGCATTACACGAAAACTGCGACATTGATTATAAGTATGCTGCTATTCGTGAGTTGCAGAGGAGGCAGAAGCGTGAATATAAAATGCGAATTACAAAATGATAATTTTCAAAATCATAAGCGTTATAACATACCACGGGCACAGCTAGTTATAGCGGATATCCCATACAACTTGGGAAATAAAGCTTACGCAAGTTCAACTGAATGGTATGTGGGCGGAGATAATACCAAAGGCGAGTCAGATAAAGCCGGAAAGGCATTTTTCGATACAGACGAAAACTTCAACATCGCTGAATATATGCATTTCTGTTCCAAGCTATTAATTAAAGAGCCAAAAGAAAAAGGAAAAGCGCCGGCTATGATCGTGTTCTGTTCGTTCCAACAGCTTCAAATGGTGATCGAATACGGAGAGAAATACGGATTTAAGCACCATATCCCATTGGTATTTGTTAAAAACACATCACCGCAAGTGTTAAAAGCAAATATGAAGATTGTGGGAGCAACAGAATATGCACTTGTCCTGTATAGAGACAAGCTACCAAAGTTTAATAATGACGGACGCATGATTTTTAACTGGTTTAAGTGGCAAGTGGATAATTCATATCCAAAAATCCACCCAACACAAAAGCCGATACCAGTTTTAAAAGAGTTAATCAGCATTTTTACTGATCCGGGTGATGTGGTTATTGATCCGGTCGCAGGGAGTGGCACAACATTACGTGCTGCAATTGAATTAAATCGCCATGCATACGGTTTTGAAATTAAAAAGGATATGTACAAGCAAGCGAATGAAAAGATGCTCAAAACGGCGCAAATGAGTTTGGTCTTATAGGAGTGATCTCATGAACCCATTTAAGGAACTCAAAGATATAGCTGAAAATCAGAAAACTGTACGGACAAGTAGATTATTACCGTTAGTAAAAGAGGCCAACCGCATGTATGCGGAATCCGGCAGAAAAATCAATAAGCAAAGAAAAGAACTGGATAATTTGCAAAGAAAGCAGAATAAAGGGAGGCATTGATCCATGATCTGCCCATCGTGTGGAGGAAAATTTAAAGTGATTGACTCAAGACCGGATTTAGATTATACCCGCCGTGTCCGTAAATGTAAGGATTGCGGCGAACGATACACAACATACGAGTTTATGCCAGATCAGTTGTTAGACGTATTTGAAGAGCATTTAGGAAAAGAAACGACAATGGATATATCCACCGTGCTTGATACAGAAATGCCAATAAGATTGGATATGGAAAGAAAAAATAAGAAAAGAACAGCAAGAAGAAGTAATGAGGAATGCATATAATTTTTGATGCATCGTATGTGGAGGACCGTCAAGCATTCCGGGATTGCAAGAAACATGTAGCTATGAGTGTGAAAAAGTATATACGGAGGGGTAACAAATGACTAAATTAACAGAAGCAAAAGCATGGCTTGGTGATATAAAAATAATTCTGACCAAGACGACAGATCCGATAATCGTGGAACATGTTAAAGAAAAAATAGAAGTGCTGGAATGGTTAATTAACCGCGTGGAGGAATTGGAAGAGGAAATTGAAACTTGGGAAATCGGATTTGGCATGTTGGATCGCATAAAAGAATATTTTGAAGAAAAATCCCGGGATTTAGAGAGGGAAAACCACCACCTTAAACAAACCCTATCTTACTACGCAAACCCTGCCATATACGATTCCCGGCATGGTATGGAGATATTGAGGGATTCGGGGGATAAGGCTAGGAGAGAATTGGAGGGAGACGAAAGTGACACAAAGGAAGTGGACCGCCGAAGATGAGCAGTTCATTCTGGATAATTACAAAAGACTAACAAACAAGGATTTAGCAACAGCACTGGGCCGGACAGTAACTCAAGTGAAGGGCAAGAAAAGCAGAATGGGATTGAAAGCAGGGAAATTAACTAAAGCCGAATATGCAATATACAAAGGTGATGAGTTTATTTGCTGGGGCACAGCAAGGCATTGTGCGGAACAACTTAAAGTGAATATCGATGTTATTCGGAAATACGCATCGATTCCACACCGCAAAAAATTTGATGAGTCAGGAGGAACGATTGCGATTAGGATAGATGATTGACAGAAACGCATGCAGGCTACTTTTTAGACTATTACCCTACATAATATCAGACACCAGAAAAAGTGGCTCACAATCCAATTATGAGGTGATTACATGGAAGCTAGATGGGTTGTTGAAAGACAACGAGCAAATGAATTTAGAGAAGTTCTCACTGTAGTTGAAGTATATACGGCAGATGAAAATAAAGAGTTGGTCAAGCAAGAGAATAAGCGCAGGAGGCATAAACGATATTTCGTAAAAGTCGAGGCAGATGGCAATGGGAAGAAAACTTAAGGAGTACGCACTCTATAAAGGAGATCGATTTATCCTTATCGGTACAGCACAAGAATGCGCGGACGCTGTAGGGGCAAAAGCGAATACCATACGCTGGTATGCGTCTGAAATCGGATATAAGAGACAAATGAAACAATACGGAGAGGACACGATAGTTGTCCTGCCGTCTGAAGATTAGGAGGTGCGCCATGCAAAAGATATTATCCGCCGCATTAATCGGTTTGATTGCAATAGCGGTTATCGTAACGGCAACTAACATCATGGAGTACACAGCAAAAGTTGAGCGCATGGAATCGAAAATAGAGACTTTGCAAGAGAGTAACGCGACACTACAACAGGAGCGAGATGAGTTGTATACGGAGTATGTGGGTGTGCGTGACGAACTTTGGAATTTGAAGAATGGAATGGCTAATAATTGATAGAAATTATGAAGTAGCTTGTAAGTAATTCTTACAGGTTCAACTATTCGGTAATTCCGAATAATCCACAATTCGAATAAAAACCAAAGGAGAGTGCGGAATAATGTTCATCATACAAACCAGGAATGAAAATCAGATAAAAGGTAGAGAGGTTAGCCTTGAAGATTTTAAAAATCCACAAGGGCGAGCAACAGATTGGGTTAACTCCCATCATCAATATGAAAATTTAGAAGATGCTAAGACGGAATGTGAAAGTCTTATAAAGTCTGGGAGATATAAGGCGGACAATGTAAGGATCGTTGAGGTTGTATGCACGTTTGAATCAGAAATAACGGTTAAAATGCAGAATCGGAAGGAGGGTGCGGAATGAATAAAGTGACGCTTGAAATTACAAGTGAAGGCTGGAAAACAAGAATACATGTTAACGGAAAGACGTATAAAGACGACGCTGTCATGCACCATAAAGGAAGAGCCACCCACTTTAATGACATTGAAGAATATCCAATATCAGGAGAGTTGTACGACGCCTTGAATTCTTTTTTTGCATTTGATGTTGCACAGGCTTTGATTAGTTACGAGGAGGAAACCAATGAATCTAAATGATTTACACCCAATTCAAGAAAAGTTAGATGACCGAATCCGCGAAAAACATAATTTGCAAGAAGTGGATTTAACCAAAAAGAAAACAGAAGCTCTTATATGTGAATTATGGGAAACAACAAACGAGGCTAGATTTTTTAAGTTTTGGAGTGAGGATCAGAGGCCTAGAACAGAATTCATATGTGAACTTTGTGAAGGGTTGGAAGAAATTTCTGTTGTAACAGCGTTTGGAACTCCCGATTACGGATTTGATACTTACGAAGTAGATGCTGCTTGTCCGTTATGCGAAGACGTAGACGATGACAGAAATCCACTCCTAGAAGAATACGTTGACACCGTTCACTTTACGATCTCACTCGCCAATGACCTAGGCTACACCGAACACGAATATAAAGATCCTGGTCATATGGATATGAATGATCTTGTTTTGGGATTAACGCAGATGATGACAACAATACCATATGCAAAAGAGCCGCAAATAGGGAAGGTGTACAACTACGTTATTAAGTACGGGTATTTACTAGGTTTCGATGAAGAAGCTGTTAGAGAAGCTTATTTTGCGAAAAACGAGATCAACCATGCAAGGCAAACGAACGGATATTAAGGAGGATTTTAATGCCTGAACAAACAGAAAAAGACCACGTACAAATATCCATCGAGGATTACACAAACACAATTTACAGCCAAGCAGAAAAAGGAATGGAAAAATACGGTCAGCCGATGGATCCGTTGGACAATTACGATTGGCTTGATATGGCAAGTGAGGAACTGATCGACGGTCACCAGTACATCGTGGCAGAGATGCGCAAGCGTGCATTTGTCTGTAATAAGATTCGTGGACTATTAAACTATAAAGATAATTCAGTGAGTAAGACGGAGATCCTTCACTGGTTGGACGTTTTGGAGGGGAAGGAATGACCGAACTCGATTACTTGAAACGCAACTTAACCAAAAAAGAACGCAGACAAATAGCTAGATACATGTCTCAATACAATAATATGTCAGCGATTATAGAGAGTAAACGAATGGATTTAATGCCTAGCATCACATCGTCCATTAAACTTGATGCTGTCCAGGAGACAAACACAAACGCAAGTGAAGCTGATAAGTATTTAAAAAAATCAATGGCAATTGATGATCTAGTTCGTGCAAAGAACAAATTAGATGAGGTGTACAAGAGAGCTAAACCACTTCATAAATTGATATGGGACGAGCACTTTATTGACGGACGTAGGGATTCAGATATTTATTACGGTGAGGATATTACAAAAAGAACGTACTATCGGGAAAAGAATGAGCTGATGAATGTTGTGGCTGAGTGTTTGGGTATTGGAAGGGCGGTATAGAGAATGGCTGTAGGTGATAACATCAAACAGATAAGAATAGAAAGGCGGCTCACACAAAAAGAATTATCTGAGCAGATGGGTATATCTCGTTCGTATTTAAGTGATGTAGAAAACAATAGACATAATCCTAGTATGAAAACAGTTACTTCTTTAGCCGAAAATTTGAATGTAGACATTATCCAATTAATAAAATAAATTGGCACAAAATCGCACCAACAACGCACCATGTAGGCTTTTAAACCGTGTTATTATAGTAGTGTGGATATTTATTCCAATCCCTCTCACTATAATTAGGAGGTGTCAAAAGCCTCCTCTTAATTCTAAGGCATCTGGCTGGGTGCCTTTTTACTAAAAAAGGTATACTTTTCCAATAATTAGTAATACAATAATAACGGGGCTAGAGTATCGCGACTCGAAAAGAAGTTACCCGGACTTCCTGCCCTAAACTTATCCGGGACTAGTCGGGAGGGGTTTTGGAATGAGTGAAGTTATGCGGATTATTGCAGAAAGAAATGAAGAGATTGAATCCTTAAATAATCGTTTGAACAATGAAGATTTAAACAGGAAAGAAATCCGTAAGATAGAAAAGGAAATCAAAAAGTTAGAAAAAATGAATAAGAAATCTGAATTCTGGGGCGGTCTGGCAAATAAGACAGAAGAAACTGGACAACAGCTTCAACAGACAGGTAAGTCCATGACGAAACTAGGACTGAAAACAACCGCGGCAGTTTGGACACCACCCATCTTTCTGGGTTATTTAGGTGTGAAGGCTGTCAAAGGAAAGAAGAAACAGAATAGCACTCCTGAAGCCGATCTAATTCAACTCATAAAAGAGTGCGAACAGGCTCATAAAGAAGGAAAGATTGATGAAGATACAATGAGAGAATATATAACGGATTTTGTAAATAATTATTATCGCAAATAAATTATAAGGCACTCACTGATGTGGGTGTCTTTTTAATGGAGTGATTACATGGAACTCATATACTCTCACCCATGGTGGACACTGGCTTTTATCGCATGGATAGGATTATGGAGCAGCGTTATCGTCACAATCATCAAGGGTGATTAACTCATGAGCAGCAACAAACTCTACGACAAATACAAACGCAATCAAGAAGCAAGAACATTTTATAAAAGTGCTGCATGGGAGAAGGCAAGGAGGCTCGCATTGATACGTGATGATTACATGTGCCAATCCTGTTTAAAGAATAACAAAATCAAAAAGGCAGATGTCGTGCATCACATCAAAGAACTAGAAGATTATCCGGAGTTAGGGCTTACACTATCTAACCTTGAATCACTTTGCCATAAATGTCACAATAAACATCATAAGACGGGGAGCAAAGAGCAAACAGAAATAAATATAAAGTATACAGAAGTCGGAGAGAACCCGGAGATAGTATGATAGCCCCCTGCCATGAAAAGTGGGTTAAACACCCTCTGGGGACCGACGCGGGACCTTCGTGCACACAAAAGTTGGTTTTACATGATCCCCACCCCTAAGCGAAAGTAG